ACTACGTGATCAACAAAAACATTAATTATGACATTATATGATATAATAAGTCCAGATGGTTTTAGCTTTTTTATGGACGATTCTGATTTATTTGCTACGGAAAAAGAAGCCCAAGAAGCCATACATAATTTAATAGTAAATAGATACTCACTTCAAGGATATTATAGTTCCAACAATGGTAGATTATCTTTACAAGAAGCAATAAATCAATGTACTGTAATACCTGTAACTTTAGATAATGAAGACTAATTTATTTCTTGAAGACAATGGAAGATATTATTGGGAAACAAATGATCCTCATTCTACCAATACAAAAACTATGTTAGATTTTTTAAATAATCATTTACCAGATGGTTTTGAAATTATAACAGAACAAGGAAGTTTTGCCCAAATTATAAGCATTGGTACTGATAAACTATTTGATTTACATGCTGGAGGAAATGGAGATTTTACTCATCATGTTATATCTTGGAATATAAATCCTGAAAATTATTTTTAATTATGGATCCAAAAATTAAACCTAAAATTTGTATTAATACAAATTGTTTTCAGCAAACATTTAAAGGTAAAGAATGTCTTTCTTGTTTAACTAATAAAAAAAAAGCTAAGAAACAATTACAGGTTTTAAAATATCAAAAAAATTCTACTTCAAAAAAAGGTAATACATTAAAAGTAGTTATTCCAGAAAATCCAGTTAAGATAATTTATACTAAAGGTTTAATATTATGGAGTAAAGTAATTAGAGGTAATAAAGAATATTGTTATTGTGAAACATGTGGTAAAATGCTTAAAACTTATAACGGTGTATATGGAGCACAAGCAGGACATTTTTTAGATAAAGCAATTTATTGGAAACTGGCTTTAAATCCTGATAACGGTTTAATTCAATGTAAAGAATGCAATGTAGATATGACTCATATATTTGAAGAACATAAACTAATTCGCCAAAAAATAAGACAAGCCATGATTGAAAATAAAGGGTTAGAAGTTATTATTGATTTAGAAGAGCAAGCAGAACAGTTTAAGTATAAAGTATCTACTAATCAAGAAAATTCTAAACCAAAAATAGATGATATTCCTTTTTTACAAAATCAAATTACTATTTTAAAAACATTACTAACATGAACTTAGAAACTAAAATAATAAATTTAACCCCATATGAATTAATTGATGCAATGATTCAGGGATTAAAAAATCCCAGCTGTCAAATTTATATGACAACTTTCGGAAATGTAGATAATGGAATATGTTTCGGATGCGCAGCAACCAATGCAATTCAATACCTGTCCGGCAAGAAATTTACTCCGAATAATATTCTTAGTAGAAATAGTAGAGCTAAGTATTTAAAACTTAATGTAAATGTTTTAGACAGTTTTGAAAATGCAATTGATTATTTAAGACTTGGAAGCATTGAAATGCCAAATTTGTATTTAGCGGAATTAGGAATTCCTGAAATAATTTACGATCTGGACAAAAGATATCCGGAATTAACAACTGAAAACTATTTGGAAAATCTTCATGTTTATGAAGAACTACGTGACCAACAACCACATTAATAATTTTTAAAACCAAATATTTAATATGAAAAACAATTTAATTAATCTTAATGAAATCTTATTTCAACAAATTGAAAAACTTACTACAAATCCAATTACAGATCAAGAACTAAAAATTGCTCAAACCGTAAATAATACTGCTAACAGTATTATAGCAAGTGGTAAATTAATGCTAGACTATAAAAAGCTGTATAAAGAAGCAGGACAAAGTACTACTCACATTCCTTTATTTAAAGAATTAAGCTAATGACAACACAATCTCAATCTTACACTGAATTACTTACTGAAAAACAAATTGAAGATTTTGTACGAGCATGTATTAAAGCTCAGCAATTAATTGATGAGAAAAAAGATATAGATGATGGTGGAACTTGTAATTTGGATTGTGTTCTCATTGCTTGTAAATTAAATGAAAGAAGTGAACACCATTTTACTAATCATGCTCAAACACGTATTGGATATCCACTTTCTGGCTTTTGGAAAGGATATCGATTTTTAAATTTTACATTATACGGACAAGCAAACCGAAGAACTGTTGGGGCTGAAATTGCTTATCAGCATTTAAAAAACTTAGGCTATACTGTAGCCTGTTATTATCATATGGATTAATCATAAAAAAATGTCAGAAATTATACAACTTAATACAATTACTCAAGAAGAATTTGAGAAAATTACCTTAGCTAAATTAAATTTAGGAAAAGACAAAGATGTTTCTAAAGCCATTACCACACTTAAAAGCATCAAAGAAATAACGAACAAAGAAACTTATGAAATCGTGCATGAAAATTACATGATTTTAAAAAACAGGAGAATTAAAATTGAAAAATTAGCTAAAGAACTTCGGGATCCTCAAACAGCTTTAAATAAAAAACTCTCAGAGTTAGAAAAGAAAATGATCCGTGACACTTTATCATTAGAAAATGAGTATGGCAGCCTTAAAAAGCAATGGGAGGCGCAAGAAGAAGAGAAAAAGCGAAACCAGGAACAAGAAGAACTTAATCTGTTAAACAACAGAATACGTCTTCTAGCTCTTTATAACGCAAGTCTACCAATACAAGATATTAAAACCATGCCGGAAATAGAATTTGATGCTATAATCCGGGACTTACGCCAGGAACATGGAGATCGCGAAGAAGTATTATATGTTTCTCCACCAGTTAATACTATTTCTTCATTTGGGAATAATCAGATCGGCAGTTTACCAAAACCGATTGTATCTACAATGAATCCTTTAATAAGTCAAATGATTCATAATTTAAACCTAGCCTGTAGTACTGTTAGTAGTGATCCCACAATATCCCTAGCAGTTCAACCGGTTAAACTTAAAATTCAGGCAATCATTGTAGAATTACAAAATCTGGAAATAAAATAGTTACAAATTTTGTATATTTGTGACTTATTTCGTAACCTACTTAAAATCAATTTATTATGCAAGACTTACTCCGAGATTTTTTTAATACAAATACAATTGATGGCCATTTAAGCTTCAATTCTGAAGTAAAAGATATCAAGTGTTCGGAACCGGGATGTTTTGATGTTGTAATCAGAACGCGAATATTAAACATGACAGAAGCGGCTTTATTAACAAGAAGCCATAAACAACAGGTTTATATCTTATTAAAGCCGGTAAGCTTAGGAGATATTACACTAGAAGATGTTACCGAGCTGGATCTGGGCAGTGAAAATTTGGACATAGAAAGCCCAAATTACATCGTTCAGCTAAAAGCCAGAATTATGCAGGAATACATAGATCAAGGAATTAATCAACAAAATGTTAGTTTTTCTGAATATCTCAAGACCAGATTAGAGATTTTAATGGAAATGCATTTCGGTAAAAAACCAAATATTGAAAAAGTAATTGAAAGAAAACCTGAACTGAAAGCCAGAAGAAAAGCAGAATATCAAGATTTAGTGACCAGTGAACCATCTGAGGAGTTAATAGATCCTGTCTATTAATTGAAGCAAGAGAGCCGGGATTAAATTCCCGGCTTCTTTTTTAAGAACACCTCCTTTTGTTTAGATAATCGTTTATATATTCTAACATCCTGGGATAATCTCGATCGGATTTAACCATTGCATGTTTAGTACATACTCTGGAATTTATTTCATTATAGTCAAAAATCTTTTGAAACAACTGCCTTAAATTTTGAACCGGTATTTCATTTAAATTTTCCCCGCTTTGAACCGAAACTATAAATATTTTTTTATCTTCAAAAGCAGTTTTAATTTGTTCATTACTTAATTCCATTAACCAATTTAATAGTATTGGAGGTGGATAGGTATAATAACTAGCTACTACTAAAACTATAATATCATGATCAGTCCATTGTTTCGAATCAAAAAATCTAGAACCCTCAAGATAATCAGATCCAACATTTCTATGATCATAAAAATCTATAACCGTACTGTTTTCAAAATTTTCTTGTAAATATTGAACAATTCTTTTAGTGTACGATTGTCTTCGAACTGTAGAATTAATAATTATCATTTTTTTTGGCTGTCTTTGTTTAATTACCCAAACTTAGTAGAAAGTGCCCGGTTACCCAGGCACTTCTACAATTTCAATAACCAGCAACGAAAAAAGGTATCATTTACAACTGACACTATCAAAAGCTATTTTAATATCAGAATGTAATTCAAATTGTATGGGTTGTTTCATACTGTGTCTATACAGTAAATACCCAATTAATACTATTGGTACGATATAAGTCTTCCAGGATTTATACACCGATGTCTTCATTTATACTTTTTATGCTATGATTTTTATCAAACAAATTAAGTACCCAATTTAACCCCTTCCCCAACATTGTTAGATTATTCAATCTAATATTTTTCCCCAACGCACTACTTATTGTTTCCCCTTCTTTTCCAAATCGATATGCTGATTCATTAATTTTAATCAGTAATAAATTAAAAACTGGAGCCATTATAAAATTACCCATAACATCTATTCCTTTAGCAATATTATAAAAAACCCGGTTAAAATACTTCCAGGTTAATTGCTTATCCATTTTAAACAGTAAAAACAATATTGCTCCGGTAATACCTACTGGAAACAAATTACCTGCCAACACAACAGCAATAACAGCTAATAAAATATTTTTAATTAAACTCATATCTTCACTATTTAATAATAAAATTTGGCATATTACGGTACTACTGGATCAGGACCTTCAACTACTGGATCAAAAAAACCTATACCATCTAATCTACTAATTTCTCCTGTAAGTATCTGACTATCTGAATATGTTTTTTGTAGATTCTCAAAAAAATCATACAATCCCATTTCTACAGTATTTACCTCTGGTTCTTCAGAAAATGTCCCATTAGCTCTTACCCATACTCGTTTAATATTATCTGCAATTAAAACTCCGGTAATATCTGGAATTAATGCAGAAGGTTGATCATTAGGATCTATGTGTTGTACTATGTACGGCACTGTAAATACAGCTTGCTGATAATTTTTATAGTGCTGATCAACCGTGACTGTTCTTTTTATTTCAGTTAGACCCGGTTGTTTGCAATTTGATATATTTATTATTATTGAACTCATAATCAACCAATTGAAATAAACTTAAATACATAAACTTGTCCAGTAGTTAATGCTGGATTGGTAACATTCAGTGAGAAACTTCCAGTTCCTATATTATTAATCCATGTTCTGGCATTACTAGCTGCAGCATTTCTATTACCAGCAGTAAAACAGGTATGTGGAATTGCAGTAAAAGCAGTATTAAAATTTACTGTAAACACTATACTGTTATTACTATTTCCAGCGCCTACAGTTAGCGTTACAGTACATGCTGTATCAGTACCGGTAACAATTGCTGAACCAGCACCAGCTCCAGGACCTAATACTATTGTTGGTAAACCGCCTAATCCTATTAAATGGTTCCCCTCTATATTAATATTACCTATATAACCAGATGTTTCTATACCCATTAATTTTAAATATATTGAAATTTATATCCTTTATAATATGTATTATTTTTTATGCTTCTCCGTACCGATATTGATGGAAAATTATTGATATCAATACAGTCTTTTAAGCTTTTATAGTTTATAATATTACCATTCTTATTTATCATACTTATATCTTTCCCTTTTCGTTCTTTTATGTATAAATTCTTTGGAATATTATCTACTTCTATAGGAATAACTGATTTATAGGTTTCATTATATTTTATAGCTGTTATAATGTTTCTACTTATACCATAATAACTTGCTAATTTAGTATTTATAACCCCTGTACCAAGTAAAAATTTTATTTCACCAGCCACTTGATCTGTAACCAAAGCGTTATGACTTCTATTGTTTTTAAAAGTTTTTTTAATATTTAAAATCTTTACTTTTAAATCTTCTGGAAGATTAATGCCATCATGCTTATTTCTATATAATATGCCTTGAATGGTAGTTTTATTACAATTATATTCTTCTGCTATTTTTTTAGCACTGGTAGTGAGCGCTTTATTAAATATTTCAAGTATTTGTTTTTCAGTAAATTTTCCAACTGTACCGCCCGCAGCTAATGTTTTAATATTATATTCAGGCTTATAATAATCTAAATACCATTGCTCTACTTTTTTAGTTATTTCTGGTAAAGTGAATATTAGTATTTTAAAATTGAAATTATCTTCACCATATTTATTATACGTATATTGTAAAATAGGATTTCCATGACTTCCATTTCTTAAACATCTCAAATGAGATAGTTTCCTCTTTGTTAACATTATACTAGATCCAATATAAAAATTATCTGAACCATTAAACCATATTTTATAAATACCACTATTCATATTAAATAGATGAAATTAAAAAACTAGAACCAGCGGCTGTACCAGATATTTGCAAATTACCACCTAATTTATCCGCTGTCCATGTATTTGAAAATGCGGCATTAATATTAGAAATATTAAAATTATCATTTAACTGAATGTTTCCTGCTATTCTAGTAACAGTAATACTCTTAGCATTAGGAGAATCTATTTGTCTACTCCAAGTAACAATACCTGTAAATAATCTAACCCTAGGAATACTAATTGAGGTGTCATTAGAATTACAGTTAATGATTCTAGCAGAAACAGGGAGTATAATATCTTCTCCTGTATTTATATCATGGTAATATATAGAGACATCTCCTGTAACTAAATCTTTTACGAATACCTTTTTTAATTTATAAATTGTTGTGCCAAGCGACAATCCTCCTAGAGGAGCAGGCATAGCATCTGCATATATTGCTCCTGCGCATGTTCCTATTATCTGTCCAGAATATGACATAAAATCCAATCCAGAAACAACAGATTTAGATAAAATTAATCTATTACTTGTTATATCCGTATTAATATTATCAATTACATAATTTACATCTGCTATAAAATTTTGTATATAAAATGTAGTGTTTGATAATGTACTTATTCTATATATACCACCCCCAATAGAGTAACTAAAATAAAAAATATTATTTTGTCCTATAGTAAAATGTCCATTATTATTTATACCAGCTGGATAACTAGCTACATTTTGTAATGTACATGCTCCCGAAACTAAATTCACTGTATAAAAGCTATAATTTCTATTTGCACCCACTGTTTGCTCACTCATTAACCATAAAGAACCATCATCCCATTTGGTTCTTATAGATTTTAATGTACCTACTGTGCCTGTAAGAAGGACAGTAGAAGAAAACAAAGGTGCATTAACTACATTCCATGTGTATATATCTAATGCGATCCCACCTGAATTTAATGCATATATAGCATTACCAGATATACTATTTGTAAAGGAGCTGTATGTTACTGGAACTGGTGATATAAAGCCCCCTATAGGATTGCAGGCAGCATTACTTACTATTTGTCCCCCAACAATTTCTACCATTCCTTGAGATATAGGATTAGTATCTACAACATAACATAGATCATCTGTCCATGATGTTATTTTAGACACTGTAGAAGAACAGTCTTTTATAATAGCATTTTGAGGAATATTGATAGGTAAACCAGTTATTAGGTCTCTATCATCTATGCTCAAAGAATTTGTTTCAATATTTTTTACATATAACCTTAAGAATTTAATCTCAGGATTAACTGGATAAGCAGTACTTATTGTACTATCTGGGGGAGTTGTTGAGTTATTACTAGCCCAATGTCTAACTTTTGTATAGGCTTCTCCATCATAAATAAGAACAATAGCACCTAATCCAGTATCTTGTCCAGACAGGTGTAAATCCCCATTTGCATATCTTGAAATATTTCTTATTGCAAATGAATTAGTAGAAGCACCAGTTAAAGCAATTGGTACTCCAGAATTTAATACTCCTGTTGTATGATCAACTAAATATAAATTACTACCATGTGCTAATAATAATTGACCACTAGCAGTAAAAGTAATATCATGAGCATCTATAGGTACAGTTACTACACTATTAAATTGTGTATCTCCAACTAACTGAAGACTACCATTTGTTGACAATGTAGCCAACCAAAGTCTTCTTGCTCCATCTATATAAGATAGATAAATTATCCCAGTACTAGGATGTACAGCTAAACCTACAGGAGTCATACCAACTGCTGCTGGAAAACCTGCAAAGTTTACTGGAATTGTTAAAACTCCAGTTAAAGCAAAATTAGTATAAGTGTGTGTAGTAAAAGATGCAGCAGACACACTATATAAATATTTTCCATCAGGACTAAACTCATTAAAGTTAAATCCTCCAATAGCAAAAGGTAATGAAGATATTCCATCTTGCCTTGGTCTTATTCCATTATAAGCATCCCAGGCTTCTGCTGGGTTTGCACTATAATCAAAACTAATTCCTGAACCTATTTTATAACAAAGTTCCTTTGAGTAAGAAACAGTTTCAGTACTTTCTTCGCAGTTTACTTCAAATACACCTGCAGGTAATGCTGGAGTATATTGTATATTTGTTAAGGGATCAGTCCAAATAGGTGTAGTTCCAATATAATCTTTTTCCCATTTAGCAAAAGATTTTTCAGTTAATATTAAACTTAAATTAACTGTATCAGCTGCAAGTATTCTTGTAAATAAAAAAGAAAATGAAGTTATTTCATCAACTTCACTCCATCCAAATGCTTTTGGATTAGTTGGATTATTTAAAGCTGATTGTAAACAATTACCTACAACTTCTACATTGGCATCTAGTATATCTGGATTACCAATAGAAGAATTACAAATTTTAGAAACTAAACCGGTTAATGGTGAATTATCTAAACTGTTTGCTAATAATTCTATTTTACCAGAATATTTTCTATTAAAAGAAATTGTTACTAAATAACTTAAATTTCCTCCTGATAAATTAAAAGAAGGACCACCTGAACCAATAGTACCTCCAGCAGCTACTGATATAGTAACTGTTAATGGTTGGGTCAAGGTGTTATTAAATGTACCTTGAACAGCACTTGGCCCTGATGGTATATATGCACCAGCTATTGTATATAAACTTTCTTGTGAAACACAAGTAAATTGTTTAGTTTTAACTACTGGACTATATGATGCTGAACTCATGTTATTAATTTAAAAAAAAAGTAGGGGATTTAACCCTCCCCTTGGGGGTGTGTTTTAAGCTTCTACAAACTTAACTGCTACTTGATAGTTGTTAGCATTAGCAGTTAAAGCAGCAACGTTAACAGTACCTGCAATAGCTGGCATATCAACGGCTACAAATTGAACATCTTGAATGACGTTACGTGTAAAAGTTTCTTGAAAAGCTGATCCAGGAGCAACTACAAATGCTCGTGAACCAGTAAATGTTGCAGCAAGAGCTGGTACTGGAGTAATTGTTCCACGTACATATTCTCCTGAGAGATTGTGTACAGTAACAGTATCTGCAGCATTAATAGGTGTAGCAATTTGAGCTCCTGGACCTGTAACGACATAACCATCGTTCATGTTAGCCAAAGACTCTGATTGACTGGCACCTGGTGAATAACTGGCAAAGTGACCCATTGTAAAAAATTTAAAAAGTTAACTAATTAATAATAAAAACCGTTTATTAATATAATACCTCCTCCATCAGTTGTTATGCCCATGTCAGAAATATCTATATTATCAATTGAAGCTAAATGATAGTCTCCAAAACTCATTGCTGATCCTGGAGCTATAAAAGCTATTTGATTTCCTAAAGCAACTGGAATTGTATTTATAGTTACAGATATATAGTCTCCTGTAGTATTATGAATCATAACACTAGCAACTCTATTAGTAAAAGTACAGACTACATTTCCACCTATTGGTAGATTATTAACGTAACCATCTACTTTTTGAATATCTTGTACTATAAATGTTCCGTTTGTCATTTTATCTATTTTCTAATTCATCAATTCTAGAACTTAATTCTTGTATTGATTTTAACAATACAGGTACTAACTTAGAATAATCAATACTCCAAGGTTTATCTTGATTACCTTTTGTAACTGCTTCTGGATATACTTCGTATAAATCCTGAGCTATTAATCCAGTTAATTCTGTTTTATTGCTATCAGATTTAAAATTATAATTTACTACTTCTAAATCTTCTATAATTTGTGTTGCGTATAAATTCGCTGTTTTAATATTTTCTTTTAAATTTCTATCAGAAGTAGTATTATAAAGTACTGTATTTCCAGCACCATTAGTAATAGATCCTTGGGAAACACCACCTTCACTGAAATTAATAAATATTCTACCATCAGTAGCAGCTGTTTCAATATCTACAGCAGCACCAGAAGTTACACTAGTGGCTTCAATTTTTAATCCTATTCCAGTAGTAACTCCTGAATCAATTAACATTGCATTCCCTGCTGTTGAAGCAGATGCTACTAATAAACCTGTACCTGTATGATTTCCTGCAAAATTAAATCTAGCACCTCCATTTGCAAAGTTCTGAGTACTTACAGTAGATTGTACATCAAATATTTGTCCTGTATGTTGTGCTGTACCTACTGCTTGTAATATTGCCCCACTAAATGGTGAGGTACTTTCCGCTCTTAATACTACTCCTGAAGTTAAAGCACTTCCTGAAAAATCAGCTAAAATAGCACTTGTAGCACTACTAGTTACTAAAAGGGCATTATCATTACCTAATGAGTTTACACCTAATACTCCTCCTGTAGCAGTTAAACTTGTTTTGGAAAATTCTACAAGTGGTCCAGAAGCTCCTGCAGTAGCAGTTTGCACTTTTAATCCTCTACCTGATCCTGATTGAGTTATATTAACAGCTTCTATTGAGCTATCATTAGTTGTAACTTGAATTCTTCTAAATCCTGTAGTAGCATTAGAACTTAAAATATTNNAACTACTTTGTAGCTGTAATCCTACGCCGGTAGTTAATGCATCCCATTCCCAGGTTTGATTAAAAGCTCCGTTATCAATATTATTAGTACCATTAGCAGCTAATAAATCATTAATTGGAATTCCTCCAGGAATTGTAACAGTAACATTGGCACCAACACCTACAGCAGTTACACCGGCACCAACAAAATTAATATTAGTTATTCCTGAAGGTGTTCCTGTAGTTACACCCTCATCTTGAACATTTATAGCACCACCTCCTCCACCTAAGATAGTAGTAGGAGCACTAAGTATATTACCTGTATTATCTGTATAAAGGAAATTAACTGGAGCAAAAGACCCAGAATCATCTCTAGTAGAAGGATAATCAGAAAAAGTTACTAGATTATATTGTCCTTCTACTAATAAATCTTGATTAGCTGCAGATTGTGGATTAACATTACTAATAGCTACACCACCTAATTTATTTAAGGTAATAAAAGGACGTGTAGTACCTGGACCAGCAAAGGACCAAAAAGCAATATTAGGATCCCCAGCTGATAGAAAATTACCTGCGCCATCTAAGAACTCTCCTACTCCTAAAGCCATTCTACTTAATGCACCATCAGTGGTAATAAGTAAAGAAGCTTCATCATTACCAACAACATTATCATTGTGAATATGAACTCTTGGAGTTCTGTTTACACTTCCTACTGTTAGTAATTCAGAAGGTACACTAAAACTATTTACACTTCCTGTATCTGTGAAAATATGTCCTGCACTTGCATTTGTTGCACCAGCGCCATAAAGCATATACATTGGTACATCACCACCTCCACCACCAAGAGTAGATTTGTGAGTAATCATTAAGTTATCACTTGCAGGACTAGCAAATGGACCAACTAAATTTGGTAAAGTACCAAAACCAGTGTCCACACTAGCTCCTATAGATATTGCAGACCATGCAGTACTTCCACCAGTAGCAGGAGCTAAAAGTTGAAAACTTCCTTCTGCAGATCCAGGAGTACTTATTGTATTTACTCCTATTATATTTCTTGTACCTCCGGCTACTTCAATATCAAATATTAAAGGATTGGTATCAAAAGGCGCTCCACTTGCATGAGGATAACCAGTAACTCCAATACCTCCAACTCTATAAGCATTATTGGCTTCAAAATTTTCTGGATTAGTTGTCTGAATTGTCAACCAATCCCGGTCACCTGCTACAGTTGCAGCATCTCTCCAAGAAAGACAACCACCAACATCCTGAACCAGAAATCTAGTCAGGGTATCATTTTGGGTAATTCCAGTAAAACAAATTACAGGAGCATTAAAATTTATAACATTAGAATCTACGTTCCAAGTATCTACATTATTTATGTTCCAATCATTATTTGAGAAATCCCAGGTTTGATCAGTAACAAATGTAGGATTATTGATAGTTGCAGTTATAGTAGAGCCATCTCTCCATGCTAAACATCCGCCTACGTCTTGAACTAAAAATCTATTTAATGCGTCATTTTGTGTAATACCACTAAAACAAGCCTGAGCTGCTGATACATCAAAAGTATTTGAGGTAAAAGAAATATCATCAGCAGCTACATTCCAATTATCAATATTGGAAATATTCCAATTATTACCTCCAAAATCCCAATCTATATCTTGTGTAAAGAAAAGATTATCCAAGGAATTAGCTGTAACTGTTATTGGACCCCAAATAGGACTTACTCCTGGTCCTTGACTAATAATAGTATAACCAGCAACTCCTGGATCCCCATCAAGTCTTAATTCAAAATATGTACCAAGATTATTATATAGATTAATATAGTTTCCTAAATTACTTCCAGAATTTACATCAATTCCAGTAACACCAAAAGGACCAGATGCTGCTTGTATGCCAGCAGAAGGATCATTACCTGCAGAATCTTGTGTGAAAATTCTTGCTACTTCATCTAATCCAGCATTACCATTAGCCATTTCGTTGTAAGTGCTGTTATCGCTAAATGAACCTGCATATCCTGCTGGATCAGAATAATCAATTCTAAATTGATTTGTGGTTATAGCAGTATTTGATAAAAATCCTGCATTGTCTGCATTAAAATTTAAAGTAGATGCACCAATAGTAACAATTCTATTAGGATCAGTAATGGTACCATCTGAATTATAAATATTTACTCCAGAAGGTAAAGCACTTCCATCTACTAAAAGCCCAAGAGGACTTGCAGTGATTATATTATTAATATTTGGATCAAGTCTAACTTCTGCCCCAACATTAACAGAACCCGGAGTAACTTGAAAATTTATAGAGTTTACACTCCAAAAATGAACAGTATCTCCGGTATTAATAGCCAAAGGCCCGCTTGTTATAGGACCTCCAGGAATAGGGCCGGTTCCAGCACTTATATTAAAAGTAAAAGGTACCGCACCTCCTAATTGGACAATTCTAACATTACTACAACAACCGGGCATTTGGCATTATTTATTGTTAACTAATTTATTTTTTCTTTGCCGCTTTCATCTTAGATGAAGACGCTTTCATTGGTATTTCTTCCGCTCCAGGTTGTTGAGTTAATTTTTTAAACTCTTCTTCTGAAACTTCTTCTAAATCATAATTTGCATTTAAATTTAAATGCAAACCATCTGGTAATCCTTTTTCTGCTACAAGCATTTGCAACATGTTTTGTTTTTGAGTTTGTAAACCCTTGACTACTAATTGTTGCTTTTGTAATAAAGCCTGAAATTCTTGTGCTTGTTTTTGAATTTCAGCATCCAGACTTTTAAGTCCAAGTTTAGTTTTTTCTGCTAGTTTATGAATTTTCATATTAAAAAGTTATTGATTACACATATTCAGTATATAACAAAGTAATAACAGTACTTGGACTGCTGCTAGTTATTGTAAAACCTCCGGTAAGCCATCCAATAGCATCTGGATTATTTCCGTTAACACCCCAGCTTTCTACATCTCCAATAAATAAAGGAGTAATTCTACCTGCACGATCTGTTATTGTAGGAGGATTTAAAGGATCTATATTTCGAACTTTAATTGTTAAAGATTCAATATTATTTCCTGGACGATTCCATATAAATGGACCAGTTAAATGCTCACGTTGTTGGACTAAAGAAACTGTAGTTCCTATTGAATTACAATCAACAGGATTTACCGGAACATAAGGAGTCCATGGAAGATCGGTATAATTAGCTATAATTGTTATAACTCCTGCTAAATCAATGGTATAAAACTCAGTATAAGTAACAATTAAACTCCCATCTCCATTTACATCATCACATCTACAAATACTACGAATTTCAGAATTACTACCACAAATTCCAGGCACTATTGTACCTACCGGAGTAGCTACGAGAACACCATTTATATCTAAATAATAAATATCTCCAGGGAGGCCTGTAGGCTGTCCTCCAACTGTTAGCACACATTGCCTATAATTTACTCCATTAACACAAATGTCAAAACAAACCGGATCGGTATCACTGATATCACATTCTACCAAAGATCCTACTGTTCCACCATATGGAGTTCCATCTAAATAAGTCATGGAAACCGGAACATTACTACCGGATTGGTATAAAACTCTTACTCTAGCTCCAGATATTGGATCACATAAAAAAAACTGTTCCTCATCTACTGTAGGAGCAGGAGCAGCCAAAGCACATCGTATTTCCTCTAATTTCAAAAATACAGGAGCCAGGGCTTCTTTAAAAGCTGAGAGAATATCGCGGTAATTCACTAAACAAAAATGAACTATCCTATTATGTATATAACTGTAATTAAACCTATCTTTACAAACTTAACTAAGCAAAATATCCAAATATGATATATATTGTTGATATTCAAAATTCTAAATATCCCCAAATAACACTAGACCAGGTAAAAGCATTCATTGATAATAATCCGGTATTAGGATTTGATTTAGAAACTACTGGATTTTTTCCTCAAACTTCTCAAGTAACTGCAATAGGTTTAGGAACAACTCAACACCAGATAATAATGCCCGGAAAGTATTTAACAGAAATAGGTGCCTGTCTTTATAATACTAAACTTATTGGCCAAAACTTATTCTTTGATTTAAGATTTACTATTCACCATGGTCTTTGGCTTACTAATTATGTAGATACCATGATTGCTGAAAAAGTAATAAGACAAGGGCATAAATCCGGATTTGGACTAGATGCGCTGATACTAAAATATTTAAATATAACTATTGATAAAAAATTACAACAAGAAATAGCTTTTACTGATATAAATAAAACAGAATTCATTGAATACTTAGCTCAAGACGTTAAATATTTAAACACTATTCACGAAAAGCAAAATCAGGAATTACTGGATAAAAAATTAAAAAAAGTATTTTATTTCATAGAAAACAAATTTGTAAGCTGTTTAGCATATTCTGCTTATCATGGTTTTCAAGCAGATAAACCCTATTTAATAGATTTAATTGCTAAAAGACAAAATAAACTTGCAGAAGTTGTAAAAAAACTAGATGAACAAATTCTACTTACTAATTCCGAACAATTTATTACTTATAATTCCAGCACATTATTTGAACAAGAATCTAAAGTAGTAGATATTAATTGGAATAGTCCGATTCAAGTAATTGCTTTTTTTGATAGTATAGGTATAAATGTTACCTCAAAAAACAAAAAGACTAAAGAGTTTAAAAGTACTAGTAGCTATAAAGAAATTGAAAAATTTGATCATCCAGCAGCTAAATTATATGGAGAATATAGTAAATTAGAAAAACAAATTTCTAGTTTTGGATTAAATATTTTAAAATTACTGGAACAATTTTCGGATGATAGAATCAGAACTAGTTATAATCAAATTGTAGAATCCGGAAGAATATCTTCTGGTGGAAAAACATTTGATAAAATTAAATTAACTAATTTACAAAATATTCCCAGAACTAAAGAAGATCGTGCTGTATATATTTCTAAGCCAGATTATAGTTTAATAATTTTAGATTATTCCCAGCAAGAACCCAGGCTTATAAGTGAATTTAGTAAGGATCCAAAATATAGTGAATATACTTTAAATCCTGAATTAGATATCCATTGTATGTTTGCTCAATTTCGTTATCCAGAATTACGTAATTTAAGTCATCCTGAAATAATTAAAAAGCATAGCGATAAAAGATCAGAATGTAAAAGTCTTACTTTTGCTTTTGCATATCTTGGCACTGCATATACTGCTCATCAAAATTCTGGAATTCCTTTAGCTGAATGTGAAGAACTAGAAACTAAATATAAACAAACATTTCCATTACTGTATTCTTATTATGATAAATGTTTCAAAGAAACAGAAACACTAGGTTACATTCTTATAAATGATATTACAAATAGACGCAGATATTTACCAGAAATGAGTTTTTATTTAAATTTGAAACAAAAATTAAATCCTACTTTCATGGTACAATATTCAGAAAGTAAAAAACAAAATGGACCTTTCTATTTAACTAATAAAGCTTTAGTTAGTAAATTTTTCAGGCTTAAATCTGAAATACAAAGAGTAAGTGTTAATACAAAAATTCAAGGAACAGCAGCAGATATGACTAAAATAGCAGAAAATTTAATCCTGTCTGAAATTGTAAGTAAAGGACTTTTACATAAAGTATTAATACCAAATAGAGTTCATGATGAAATCGTACTGGAATGTCCAGATAGTATGATAGAAGATATTAAAAGTTTAGCAGAAAACTGTATGATGAAAGCTGCAGAATTATTTTTAAAACATATTCCGATGCATATCGGTATAACAATCGCAAAAAAATGGCTGAAATAAATACTAACAGAACTGAAGAACAAAATAGTGTAGCAGCAGCATTAGCTATAAGAGGAGGAATCATAGATGCTGCTACTGGTTTTGGTAAAACCAGAACATTAATTAAAACTGTTGAGATAATTCGAGAATCATTTCCTCATTATAGGACGGTATGGGCAGTTCCAACAGAAAAATTAAGAGATGAAGATATTCCAGAAGATATTCGTAAATGGCGTGCAGGAGATAAATTTCAATGCGACACAGTATGTTATAAATCTTTAGGAGATTATAGCGGTGGAGATATTTTAGTACTTGATGAATTTCATCATATTACTGAAATTAATATGGCAGGATATTTAAAAAATCCTCCTAAGATTATATTAGCTGCAAGTGCTACTAGCCCTACCAGTGACGAAAAAAAAGCTATAATTAAACATTTTGGTCTCAAACTAATACGTAAGATTTCTTTACATGAAGCTACTGAAAAGCAATATGTAAATGAATTTGAAATTCATTTATGCAAAGTAGCAATAGATAAAGAAAAAAAATACTTAAAAGGATTCAAACATCAAGGTAAAGTTACAGAAGATCAACGTAATACCGATATCAATGCTCTAGTAGGTCGTATAGTAAGAGAAAAAGGAAGAGCTCCCATGCATATTCTATTAATGAGAAAGCGAGCACTTGCTAGTTTTTTAACTAAAGAAGCTATTGCTAAAAAAGTAATTAAAAAATGGCAGGATAAACGTACTTTAATATTTTGTTCCAGTATTGAACAAGCAGAAAGATTATGTCAAGATTTTTATCATAGTCAAACAGATGATATCGCCCTGGAAAGATTTAATAAGGGTAAAATACAACATTTATCTTGTGTTCAAGCATTGGATGAAGGAGTAAACATGACTAATGTTGAAAATGTAATTATTATCAGTCCTGATGCTCAAATTCGAAGACTATTACAAAGAATAGGTAGAGGAATTCGAAAGGCTGAAAATCAAGAACGTTGTAAAGTATGTTTAATTGTATCTACAAATACCCAGGAAGAAGTTTGGGTAGATAATAATCTTAAAGAATTAAAACTTCCAGAAGACAAAGTAAAAATCTATCATTATGAACAATCAAATGGCACTTTTATTATCAAACAAAACAGTTCAGAAATTAATACTTAAAACTTTAATAGATAATGAATACGTTACAACAGATAGTATTTCTTTTACTGATATGGGTTTTACTGCAAAAGGAAAAAAAATCATTAAAGACCCAATTGAAGTCAACGAAGACTTTTTAAAATCATTTCGAGCGTTATGGCCTAAAGAAAAAAATAGTACTCCTAGTACAATTAAAGCCTGTTATATCAGATATATTACCAATCATCCCGATCATACTGAGGACCAGATTTTAAAAGCAACTCAAAGATGGGTAAAAGATAAAGGAGATTTTTGTGGTGAAGCGCACTATTTTTTCGAAAAAACAATTGCTCCTGGAGTCAAAGATTTAAGATGTGAGCGATATATTGAATTGATTTCTAGTGTATTACCTGATGAAAATAAAAATAAGACAAATTATAATTCAGAACGATTAGAATAATTATCTTTGTCACCCTGCAATGAAATTCGAAAACAGAATTATCGACTTGCAAAAGGCATATGAAGCGAGAAAATTAGGAATATATTTAAACAGTACGCCTTTTCGCACTTTACCGAGTTTAGGAAATTTCTTAGGTGGAATACCAAAAGGAGTTTGTATAGGACTTACAGCTGATGCTAACGTAGGTAAAACCCCTTTAGCTAAAAATATCGCATATAATTTTTATCTGGCAAAAAAAGAAAATCCAAAAATAAATTATCAATTAATCTATTTTTGTTTAGAAGAACCTAGAGAAAAATTTATAGACAGACTCATTACTCACTTTTACTACATTAAATATGGTAAATATTTAGATTATCCAAAATTACTTTCCAATTCTAAAAATATTTTATCCGAACA